ACTCCTAGTTGTTTTATTATTATAACGCTGCTAGAGTAAGTAAGTAATATAACTATGGGGATTTTGAAATTGAGACCAAATATGAAATTGTCTGATAAAACTGTAAAAGTCCTGCAAAATTTTACAACTATTAATCAGTCACTGTCTTTTAAAAGTGGTAACTCTCTGCGTACCATATCACCAATGCAAAATGTATTGGCAGAAGCAAAGATAGAAGAACATATTCCAAAAGATTTTGCAATCTACGATCTACCACAGTTTTTAAATACACTGAATTTATATGATGACCCAGAAGTAGATGTTATATCAAACGAATCTTATCTTACAATAAAAGAAGGAAAATTTAATCGTTCCAAATATTTCTTTTCTGATCCTAGTGTAATTATTGCACCTCCAGATAAAGAAATGGAACTTCCGTCAAAGGAAGTAACGTTTACTATACAGGCAATACAATTACAAAAGATATTAAAAGCAGCAGCAATACTATGTTTACCAGATTTATCTGTTGTTGGTGGTGACGGTGCCATAAGACTGCTTGTTACTGATAGAAAAAATCAAACGTCTAATGATCATTCCGTTGTCGTCGGTAAGACTGATGCTAATTTTTCTTTTAATTTTAAAATTGAAAATCTTAAATTAATTACAGGGACATATCAAGTAACTATATCAGAAAAAAAATTATCTAAGTTTGAAAACGAAAATTTCAATCTTACATATTACATTGCACTAGAACCAGACTCAACTTATGAGGGATGATTTCATCTGGGTCGAAAAGTATAGACCCAAAAGTATTGATGAATGTATCCTACCTCAAAGCACAAAGAAAACTTTTAAAGAGTTTCTAAATAAAGGCGAAATACCAAACTTGCTACTTTCAGGACCGCCAGGTATTGGAAAAACTACAGTGGCAAAGGCATTATGTTCAGAGTTAGGAGTAGATTCTTATGTCATTAACGGATCAGACGAAGGGAGATTCCTCGATACCGTCCGTAATAAAGCAAAAAACTTTGCATCCACCGTATCGATTACGAGTCAAGCGAAGCACAAAGTCATCATCATTGATGAAGCAGACAATACCACTCCCGATGTACAGCTCCTTTTGCGAGCGAGTATTGAGGAGTTCACTGGGAACTGTAGATTCATTTTTACCTGTAATTACAAAAACAAAATAATTGAACCACTCCACTCCAGATGTGCAGTTATCGACTTTGCCATCAATAAAAAAGATAAACCACAAATTGCAGCAAAATTTTTTAACAGACTCAAAGAAATTGTTGACAATGAGGGATGCAACGCTGACAACAAAGTCCTCGCAGAACTTATCAACAAACACTTTCCAGATTGGCGTAGAATCCTCAATGAATGTCAAAGACATGGAAGTGGTGGATCTATTGATTCTGGATGTCTTGTAGATCTTTCTGGTAATAATATAAATCAACTAATTACATTTTTATCAAAGAAAGAATTTCAAAATGTAAGAAAGTGGGTTGTAGAAAATTTAGACAATGATACTAACGTTGTCTTAAGAAAGATCTACGATACGATGTATTCTTCATTAAAACCACAATCTGTTCCTGAAGCAGTCCTTATCATTGCTAAGTATCAGCATCAATCTGCCTTTGTTGCTGACCAAGAAATAAATCTTTTGGCAGCATTAACTGAAATTATGGTGGAGTGTGAATTCAAATGAAAATTAAACCTGGTCTTATAATGAGACCGTTTGGTCCTACGATGTATAAAAACACTATCAGTGATAGATTTCGTGATGAAATTCTAGAGGCATCTAAAACGTCAACAATAGAAGCAAATTCTAGATTGGCAGGAAATATTGATAAAGAAATTTCTTATAAAATATCAGAAGAAACTGTAGACGAACTTCAAGAATTTGTAACTGATTATATTAAAGCACAGATAAAAGTAGGAACTTATCAACCACCAGTAGGAACAGAGTTATCAAATATCGATTTAGAAATACCATGGATTAATGTTCAAAAAAAAGGTGAATGGAATCCACCTCATATACACTCAGGAGACTTTTCATGTATTGTGTATGCACAAGTCCCTAGAGAATTAAAAGATGAATGGAAACACCCCACACAGCGTGGTAGAGCACCCTCTGGTGGTAAAGTGGAATTTTTCTATGGGCAATGGGCACCTCATAATTCAATAAAACTAGGACCTTTAGAACCAGAAGAAAAGGACATTTATTTATTTCCTGCATGGTTACAACATCATGTGTATCCTTTCAACGCTGATGTAGAAAGAATAAGTTTATCCACAAATTTCTTTTTAAAATTTAAGGAGAAAAATGACAAACTTTAAAACCCCACTTAGATATCCTGGTGGTAAGTCTCGTGCTGTAAGTAAATTAAAATCTTTTCTTCCTTCATTAAGTTCTTACGATCAATATATTGAACCATTTTTGGGTGGTGCATCTGTTGCATTGTATGTCTCACAACAATTTCCACATATAAAAATTAAAGTTAATGATTTGTATGAACCATTAGTTTTGTTTTGGCAACAATTACAAACAAATACAGAAGATTTACATTCTTCCTTGTCTAAATTAAAAAAGGAGAACCCTGATCATGACAGTGCAAAATCTCTTTTCTTATCTGCAAAAGATATCATTAATGATCCTCTTTATTCAGATTTGGATCGTGCTGTATCTTTTTATATTGTAAACAAGTGTAGTTTTAGTGGACTAACTGAATCTTCATCTTTTTCTCCTCAAGCATCTGACTCTAATTTTACTGTCAGAGGAATAGATAAATTATCTGAGTATGGCAATATAATAAAAGAGTGGGTTATCACACAAAAATCCTATGAAAAAATTCTAAATGAAAACACTAAAAAGAAAACGTTTATTTACCTTGATCCTCCTTATGAAATTAAGGACAATCTTTACGGAAAAAAAGGTAGTCTTCATCGAGGATTTAGTCACGACAAATTTGCTGACATTTGTAGTGATTCTTGCCACGATATTATGGTCAGTTACAACGCTTCTCAAATAGTTAGGGATAGATTTAAAGACTGGAGAGCGTTTGAATATAATCACACATACACCATGAGATCAGTTGGTGATTATATGTATGATCAAGATAAAAGAAAAGAATTAGTTTTAGTAAATTATCCTAAGATAAGTCCATTAGGTGCTTGCTACAACTATGGTGCTTTAAAAAGAGAGGGGTTGTTAAGTGAATAAGATATCTCCTTCTCATTATCAACGTGGAAAAATACAGGTATGGGATTTTATCGCAGATCAAAATTTAGATTACTTTAGTGGTAATGTAATAAAGTATGTTTGTCGTGCTGGTCACAAAGATGACGAGTTAGAAGATCTTAAGAAAGCAAAAGCATATATTCAAAAAAGGATAGACATCATATCATGACTCAATTAAAAGATTGGTTGAATTCTATCAACGTATCAAAAAAAAATTTGATGGATGAAGATCACAGTATTGAGTCCAAATATCCACCTTACATAATCAACAGGTGTATGTCTGGTCATCTTGATGCGATTATGTTCGCTAATGAAATGAATATAAATAACCATCTTGATAAACGTCTACAATATGATTTTTATCTAAATACTTTGAGATCTAAGAAAAGATACTCTCCTTGGCTTCGCAAAGAAGATGTAGATAACCTTGATTTGGTAAAAAGTTATTATGGATATAGTAACGATAAAGCAAGACAAGCACTAAAGCTTTTATCTGATGATCAGTTGAAAACTATTAAATCTAAACTTGATACTGGAGGATTGAGATGAGTGTGGTAATAGAACCAGAATACAATTGGACTCCAGATTTAATGACTGAGGTTACTCTTGCAGAACCTGACGATTTTTTGAAGGTAAGAGAAACTCTCACTCGCATAGGGGTGGCATCTCGTAAAGAAAAAAAACTATATCAATCATGTCATATCTTACATAAACAAGGTAGATATTTTATTGTGCATTTCAAGGAATTGTTTGCTCTTGATGGTAAGAAAGCAAACCTAAGTATAAACGATGTGCAACGTAGAAATAGAATTATACAATTACTATCTGACTGGGGTTTGATTACTATATTAAAACCAGAAACAATTACAGATATTGCACCTTTAAATCAAATAAAAGTCATTGCATATAAAGAAAAAGGTGATTGGATATTAGAAACTAAGTATAATATAGGAAAGAAAAAAACTCAAGATTAATGTTTTTCTATGATAATGTAAATGAACTTGGAGTAAAAAAATTGCATATAGAACCGACAAATAGATGTAATTCAAGATGTCCACATTGTCCAAGAACAAATTCTATATCAATTAAAAATTCAGGTATAAAAGAACTAACATTAGATTTAATAAAAAAAATAAACATAAGTCGGTTGACGCATGTTTTTATGTGTGGCAACTATGGTGATCCTATTTTGTGCGATGAAATATATGATATATGTGATTATTTTAAAGATTATGATTTAAATATTGATACTAATGGTTCGATAAGAAGTTCTGATTGGTGGGGTAAATTAGGTAAATTATTTGCCAATACTAATTCAAGAGTAACTTTTGCTTTGGATGGTTTAAAAGATACAAATAGCATATACAGAATAGGCACTGATTGGGATAA